TACTGCTGAAACAGCTACAGCAGAAGAAGCGCAAATGCCCGGAGGTTTTGACTCTCAAAATGTTGCTAGAGCCTTTGCAGAAAAAACAGGTCTTAAATATAAAATTGGCAGCGATGGTAAAATTAAATTTCAAGACGGTCAAGGCAATACATTTACAAGAAGCCCCGAAGATTTAGTACAAGAGTTTGGTTTAGAAGGAGACTTTGGTACAAGCCTCAAGGCTCAAACATATAAAGCTTCTCAAGTAGGTGATGTAGGAACAACAGAAGCTGCTCAAGGCAAAATTGAAGAAGACTCAGGCGCTCTTGCAAAAGTAGATCCTATAGTAAGTCTTACTCAAGAAGCAAAGGGAGAAACTTTAAGCCAAGCAGAAATAGATGCTGCCAAAGGAACTGCTGCTACTAGACCTGAAGCTAAAGACTATGCAGATGCTGTTACTACTGATGAGCGTTTTAAAATTATTGAGGCCGAAGACCCAGAAGTAGCTCAAAGAATACTTACAACTATTTCAGAAAGAGAAAAGCAAGATATTTTAGGACTTGTTTCTAAAGAAGGTGTTAATCTTGATGACATACCTGAATTTAAACTAGCTGAAAAAAGAACAGCTCAAGTAGGCCAAGCTAAAACAAGCATTGCTCAGCAATTAGGCGAAGCTCCTTCTGTTGATTTTGAAGGTCGTGAAGCCATTACAGGAACTGCTCCACAGGGTGATTCTTCTCAAATTGGTGGTATTCCTACTATGGCGGCTTCTTCTATGCAAGCTGTTACAGGAGAGGCGCGTAAAACTGCAGCAGCAGACATGATGGCTGTTGTAGGTAACATGCCTCCTGAAGTTACTGCAGCAATCTCAGAAGACCCAGCAACTGTAGAAGCGCAGTTAGATACTGGAGAAGATCCTACTGTAACTGCTGCTGTCGCTGCGTTACCCCCTGAAGCTTTAGTATCTGTGCAAATGGAAAACTTACTTTCAGGCATGGAAGAAGGTAAGACTCCTGCATGGGCTAGACCCGCAGTAGCTGCTATAGAGCAACAGATGGCTGCTAGGGGCCTCTCAGCGTCCACTGTAGGCCGTGATGCACTCTTTAATGCTATTATTCAAAGTGCTTTACCTATTGCTCAGAGCAACGCTCAGGCCCTTCAGCAACGTGCAGCTCAAAATTTAAGTAACGAACAACAAGCCAACTTAGCGTCTGCTCAAAATACTATGCAGATACGTATGCAGAACTTAGCTAACAGACAAACGGCAGCTTCTCAGACTGCTGATATGGCTCAACAAATTAAAGTACAACAAGGTCAATTTAAGCAGCAAGCTAAGATGACCACTGCAGATCAGCAACAACAAGTGCGTATGCAAAATATTCAGAACGCGCAGCAAAGAGCATCTCAAGAATCTGCACAGCGTCAACAAGCTGCTTTAGCAAATTTAGACGCGGGAACGCGTATGGATTTGGCAAACCTAGAAGCTATGAACTTAGCAGGAAAAGAAAATTTAAATGCTGAACAGCAAACTAAGTTGGCAAATTATCAAGCTAAAGTTAATCGTATTATGCGTCAGGCAGAGCTTGAGCAAGATATGGAAAAAGCAAACTTAGACTCCTCTTTACGCATGGAAATGCTGAATATTAGTGAGCAAAACGCCGCCGCTAAAGATACTATGTCTGCTGAAAACCAAGAGCGTCTTGTTAATCTTCAGACCCTTGTAGATTTTAAAAAGACTAATGCAACTCTTGCACAGCAAATGGATTTAGCTAATTTAAATAATGAGCAACAAATGGAGCTGGCTAACTTAGCCGAAAGAGCTGCAACAGATGCTGCTAACATGACTGAAGCTAATCGCATGAAGCTTCAAGAGTATACTGTTTATGTTGATGTTATGTCTAAAAACGAACAGCTTAGACAGAATGCTGAATTAGCACAGCTTAGTGCTGCAGAAAAAATGTCTTTGGCTAATATGACTGCGGCTAACCAAGCTGATTCAGAAAACATGTCTGCTGAAAACATGGCAGAGCTTCAAGTCTACGAAAAGAAAATGCAAGCTGCACAGGTTAATGCTCAGTTAGCACAGCAGATGGGCCTTGCTAACTTATCTAATGAACAAGCAGCCGCAATGTTTAATGCTCAAATAGACGCTAACATGGACATGAAACAGTTTGATGCTAATCAGCAGATGGCTTTGGCGAATAGCCAGTTTATGCAGACTGCTACGTTAGCTAACTTAAATAATGAGCAACAAGCTGCAATGCAGAATGCTACAGCTATGGCTAATTTAGATTTGGCTACTGTGGATCAAAGAACTAAGCTGGCTGTACAAAATGCACAGGCTTTCCTGCAGATGGATATGGCTAATTTATCTAACGAACAGCAAGCTAACATACTTGATCAGCAAAATAAACAGCAAAGAATGTTGTCTAATCAAGCAGCAGAAAATGCAGCTAAACAGTTTAATGCTACGTCAGAAAATCAAACTAATCAATTCATGGCATCTATGGAAGCTAACATGAACCAGTTTAATACTTCTCAGACCAATGCTATTAATCAATTTAATACGGCAGAGCAAAACAGAATAGCTGCTCAGAACGCCGGGAACCAGTTACAAGCTGATCAAATCAATGCACAGATTACAGCAGATGTTGGTAAGTTTAATGCTCAGATGGATGCACAAGCTGAACAGTGGAACGCAGCTAATGCACAGGCTATTGAGCAGTCTAATATAGCATGGAGAAGATCTGCTAACACTGCTGAGACAGCGGCTCAGAATGCAGCTAACCAGCAACAAGCAGCTTTTCAATTTGATATGGACAAAACTACACAGGCACAGATGTGGCAGTCTTTAAGGGATCAAGCGGCTTTTGACTTTCAAGAAGGGCAAGCAGACGAAGATAGAATGATAAACGTAGTTAATGCAGCTTTACAGAACGAAGCCTTTATGACAGATAAAAACTTTGCTAGTCAAAGGCAACAACTGTTTAATATGTTAAGCAGAATCACAGGTAAAGTAGGCACAGGTGGCGGTTAAATTAAGGAGTTTTATACATGGGATTTTTCAGTAAACTTTGGAAAGGTGTTAAAAAAACTTTTAAAACAATTTTTAAACCTATTAAAAAAGTTTTTAAAACTATTGGAAAGTTTGTAAATAAGCTAGGCATAGTTGGACAAATTGCTATGATGTTTATTCCTATTCCGGGACTAGGCGCTTTATTTTCAGGCTTAGGTGCAGCAGGCAGTAAGGCTTTAGGATGGTTAGCAGGTAAAGGCGCTATAGGCTCAGCAGCCGCTAGTGTTATTGGTTCTGCTGCTAAGTTTGTAGGAGCTGTAGCTAAGCCTTTTGTTAACATTACTAAAGGTGTTAAAGGGTTTTTTGAAAACATAACAAAATATACTTTAAATAAAATTCCCGGTATTAATATTGCTAGCGCACCTACCAGTATATTTGGTGAAGGCGGTGCTTGGTCACAGGCTTCAGAAGCTATAGCAACTTCTTTTAAAGACTTTAAAGGTGATATAGCTAGTGCGGCTTCTATGGACATTAGCGATATTTTACCTAAAGCTACCAATGCGCCTACTGTTAATTTAACTGAGGCGACTGACAAAATAGTTTCCGAATCAAATTACTCAACACCTGAAATGCCTGAAGCCGTTGTTTCAGATCCAGTGCTAGATGTAGAGCCTTCGGCAGCGCCTTCTGGCTCTGTTACAGAAACATTAGGAAAAGAAACTAAAGGCTTTTTTGGAAACATGCAAGATAAAATGCTAGCTCCTTACAAAGAGTTTTTTGAAGATCCCAAAGGTACTATAAGTAACTATGCTGGCGATGCTTTAGCAAAAGTTACTGAGCCTATATCACTTCTTAATAGACCAGATACTCCAAAAGCTTCTAAACGCTTTGATCCTATGTATATTTCTCAGCAAAAAGCCAGCGATAAATATAGGGTGACAACATCAGCGTCAGAAACTATAGAAAGAATGAGTAGCCTAAATCTTCTTGAAGGAGGTTATGAACCTATGCCTAATCCTATGATGGGCTGGGGCGGTTCGGCTTATAGAGAAACCATGAAAAACTTTGCGCCCGGAATTTAAATAGGAATATATTATGTCAGAACTAGACGATGCTTTCTTTAAAGCTGGTACATCTTTTAAAAGACCTATACCCGGACAATCTTTAACAGATTCTCCAGAGGCTCCTAGACCTTTTGAAGGGCCTCCTAAGTTTACTGATCGTACTAAGGTACTAGAATACTACTTTGATCTTTTAACAGAAGAAGGTACTTATGAAGCCGTACTAGATACTTTAGAGGCAGGTACTTCTATTATGGAAATCGTACAGGTTTTACTGATGCAAGGTTTTCAAGAAGGTTTATATAATCCTGACATGATGTTAATGATTGCGGAGCCTGTAGCTTATATGATTGCTGCTTTAGCTGAAAGAGCTGAGGTAGACTTTACTATTATGGGCGATGAAGATGAGATGCCCTCTAGTGAAGAAGAAGATCTTTCTATTATGAATCAGGCAATGAAAACTATTGAAAAGCCTGAGATGGATGAAGATTTTCCTGCAAGTGTAGCAAGTAAGTTAGATAAAATAGAACCGCCTAAACAGCGTTCTTTGTTAGGAGAAAGATAAATGGCTAATGAATTTGGATCATTAGGAGAAGCCTATTCAATTCTTGGACAGGCTACTACGGCTGAATATAAACGAAGACGTAAAGAAGAAGATGAGTATCGTAGAAAGGCAAGAAGAGATAAAATTTTTGGCTATTTAACTGCGCCCCTTTTAAAGAGTGCAGGAGAGGCTCTTACGGAAGGGGTTACTGGTTTAATCACAGGCCCTGAAGAAGAAAAATATGCAGAATTTTTACAGTCTGAACAAGTTGTAGCTCAAAGACATAGCCAAAAAGTTTTAAGGCAAAAAGCAGAAGCACTACAAGCTAAACATAAAAAAGCTTTAGAGCATGAAACAGGTGCAATGAATTATTATACTGATTTATTTTATAATCAAAAAGTAAATAATTTTAATCGTGAGCATCCTGAAGAAGAATATAGTGAAGGTAAGAATGGAGTTTTTTATCAACAAGCCCGTGAAGAGGCTGCTAAAGCTTTACCGATTTTAGAACAGGCATATGCAAGATCTTTAAATGTACAAACCCCAGCAGAGCTAGATGCTGCTTTGTCTAAAGCTTACGGTTCTAGAGATGTTTTATCTATTTTAGGTCGTGCAGTAACTAACCCTTTTAAAGGTACTAAAAGAGAAGATATAAGACAGCAAAGATTAGATTTTTTACAGCAACAGAAAAATTTAAGAAGCGAGTCTATAAGACAAGCAATGAATGTTTTAGGACAAGATACTTCTGTAGCGGCTCTTGCTGGATATGCTGCAGATGTAGAAGAGTTTAAAATTAATGAACAAGATTATATTGTTAAAGAAAAAAGCGCGGCTAAAAATTATCCAATTAATTTTGATGATGGTACTACTGCTACTGTAAAAGCTATTGAAGTTACATACCAACATCCTAATAATCCTGCACGAACTGTTAAAAAATGGTTTCCTATTAAAGGTAATGAAAGATCAGAAAGACTTTTAGAGCAGGTACGTTCTGGAAAAGGAACTATACTTGAAGATATTAAAAGGGAACAAATAGATAGTGGTTATGGTTACACTTATATAAGAGAAACGACTACTAAAAGAATGGCAGATGGCACTGTAGAAAGTATATCAGTAAACCTAAATTCTGAAACTAAACCACCTACTCAAGCAGCTTTGAAAGCTACAGCAGGAGATATAAGAACTGCAGGAGAAGCTTATAACAGTGCTGCACAAGTAATCACAACTCCTTTTGTTAGCGGCAGTGGTAAGCAATTAAGAGTTTTAGATTCTCAAATTGCAGAAACTGTATTAAGTCAAGGCTTAGGTGGCGAACAAGTTAAAGACTTAGGAAAAAGAAAAGATATGTTATATGCCAACATACATGGCTATTCAGTTTCTTTACAATCAAGAATGGCAGATTTACAAAATGGAGACTTATCTTCTTTAGATAAAGACGCTGCTCTTACATTATCTGCTGTTGCCCAAGCACGATACTTTGGAGGACTTCAAGGAAAAGAAGAAAGTTATATTAGGCAAACAGGTTTTATTAATAGATCCCCTAACTGGGCAGATATTGATTTTGATAGCAGCACAGGATTAAACCCTGTTAACTTTAGAAGAGCTGGTTCTGTTTATGCTTTAGATGCTTTTTTAGCAGCAGAAGAAACTGGAATAAAGGTAAGCTTAACACAGCCACAGTTTGATGCTCTTCTTAATGATGCTTTAAATAGTTTTAGTGAACTACCTGTTTCAAATAAAAATCATTTTTATACTTATTTTGCGGAGCAAGAGGAGTTGCAAAAAATTAATCCTATTACAGGCCGACCTTATATTAACGAATTTTTTATTCAGCTTAAATCACAATAGGATTACAAAATGCCGATATTAAAGCCAAATAAATTTGCAGATGTTAATTATAGAATTAAAATGATGCAAGAAATATATGGGCCTATTGAAGAAGAAGAAAAGGAAGATTTAGAAATAGATCTGCCTGAAGAGTATACAGAGCCTAGTCAAAAAATAGCAATTAACAATCCAGTTACATCTTATACGTTAGATGAGCTAAGAGCTGATCCTACAATGCAAGCTAAGTATGCTAATGTTCTTGGCTATATGAATGATAATCAAGAAACTCTTTGGTCAGCTTTTGATACTCCAGAACCGGAGTTAGATAATGTAGCTGTTAGAAAAGAAAATTTTAAACGGGTTGCCCAGAAAAAACAAAGTCCAGATGTTGTTGAGTGGCTGCGTCAAGAAGCAGTGCAGATACCTACGCTTTTTTCAAGAGCTTCTATGTTAGAAAATGCTCCAGAAGATGTAATACGAGACTATGTATATATTAAAGATTATTTTGATGCTGCTAAAGTAGGCGGCGATGGTTATAGTTGGTTAACTGCTTTTGGAGACTATGGAGAAGCTTTTCTTACAGACCCTTTAAATGTAGCTAGTTTAGCTTTGATTCCGTTAAGCGGTGGAGGCAGTGCTGCTACACGCGCTGCTGCACAGTTAGCAGCTAAAGAAAGCGCTAAAAAAACAATTGCACAAACTTTAAAAAACTTTGCAGGTAATAGAGCTAATCAAGTTATGGCCGTAGAAGGCGCTGTGTTTACTGGTTTAGGAAACTATGCTGAACAAACACGTAATGTTGCTATAGGTGCTCAAGAAGAAATAAATTTAACGGAAACAGCTTTGTATACTGCTGGAGGCGCAACAGCTGCACCTGTGCTAGGTAGGGGTTTAGAAGCTGGTGTAAAAGGAATAGGTAAAGGCGGTAAAAAAGTTTTTGATTATTTTTTAAGTCCTTTAGAAAAAAAGAAAGTATCTCAAGCAGCAAGCTCTCAAAATACAGCGACAAGAGATTTAGTTGAAAACGGTTTAGATGGAGAACTTTTAGATAGAGAACAAGCTATAGCTTTTGACGCCCAGCGTTTAGGGTTTAATAATGAAGGCTCTGATTTTATTGAAGGAGTTTTTAGTGTTATTGAAGATCCAAAAGAAGTTATTAAAGTTGTAAATACTTATGCTAGAAAAGAAGGTTTAAGTGATGATGCCATTGAAGAAATGGTTGAAGGTATACTCCTATCAGGAGCGCCTACAAAAGGACGTATTGCTCAAGCAATAGCAAATACAGGTCATTTTTTACAGAAACTTCCAGCTTACTACGGAGGTAAAGTTTCTACTTTACTAGATCCTTATGTAGGTAAATCTTCTACAATGGCTCAGCTACAGAAAAAATTCAGATACGATCAACAAAGATCTATTACAGGTGAACGCGCTGTTGAAGGATCTGATTATTCAGAAGTTCTCGGAGAAGTTTTTGGTAGAAATTTTGTAAGATATAAACAAACTTTTGATCCTATTTTGGTATCAACTTACGGTTGGGAACGTCAAAGAGCTTATGCAAAACTTGCTTCTGCTGTACGTGGCAAACTTAGTGGTGATGAAGTTATTGATGAAGCAGCTAAAAAAATTAGAATGCAATTAGATGACACCGCTAAAGAACTTCAAGAAGTAGGTTTATATGAAGAAGCAGAATTAATTACAGGCAATTATTTTCCAAGGCTTTGGGACAGAAATGCAATAAAGAAAAATCAAGTTGAGTTTAAAAAACTATTGCTTCAAGTGGGCGAAGCTGAAAATGAAGCAGAAGCTAATGATATTATTTTAGGTATGTTAACTAAAAAGTTTGATGCTGGCGACGAGGGTACTTTTTCAGGCGGTTCTTTTTTGAGTAAAAGAAAGTTTGATAAAATTACTGATGACACAATGTTTGAAAAGTTTTTAGATAACGATGCAAATAATGTACTGCAAAGTTATTATAATTCTATTAGTAAACAAATAGCTAAGCAAAAAGTGTTTGGAGCCACAAACTTTAAAGGTCTTAAAGATCTTTATTTAAGTAATATACAAAGAGAATTAATGAATTCAGGAGAGCAGGGATTAGCAGAAACAGTTGAAAAAGATTTATATAGTGTGTGGTCAGCACAAACTGGAGAAGGTGTTGTTCCTTTAAGTGCTGGAAAACAATTTGCTGTAGATACTGTAAGTACTTTTACTCGTATTTCTTTATTGCCTTTGGCTACTTTAAGCAGTTTAACGGAAGTCATGTTAAATATGAGTAGAGGAGGTCTTATAAACACAAGTAAACATTTTGCAGGGTCTTTAAAAGAAGGCGGTAAAATACTGACATATAACGCTTTAGATCTTCTTATGAAAAATCATAACATGACTAAGCCCCAAGCACTTCGTAAAATGCAAAAGTTTAGTATTGCTTTAGATCAATCCGTAGCGGATCAAGTTGAAAGATTAAGCGGTGATAATTTACATCATTGGCGTAAAACTAATAATGTATTTTTTAAGGCTAATTTATTAGAGCCTTGGACTAAAGCCGTACAGCTTACTAGCTTTAATGTAGGAAGAGACATTATTAGTAATAATTTAAAAGCTCTTGCAAAAAACCAAGGTCAAGAATTAACGACTCGTTTATCTACTAAGCGCGATGAGCTTTTAGAATTAGGTATAGATATTGATAAAGGACTAGCTTGGATTAATAGGACTGGTGGTGATGTAAATGCAGAAGACGATTTTATGCAGTTTATTGATCAAGGAGCTGCTCGTTATACAAATGAAATAATTTTAAATCCTTCAAGAGAATCTGGTTTAAGATCTAAAGTACTTTCGGGTAATCCATTTACAACTTTGTTGTTTCAATTAACGGCATACCCGTCAGCTTTTACAAATACTGTACTTAAAGATCTTATGAAACGTACTTCCCGTAATATAGCTAAGGGCGATGTAGGAGCTTCTGCACAGGTAGTAGGTACAGTATTGGCTTTACAAGCAGGTGGCATGTTAAATAACTACGCCCGGAATGAGCTGTTTGGTAGGGATACTCAGTATAGATATAAAACTGAAGGCGATAAAGTTTTAGAAGGTGCTGCTCGTTGGGGAGGCAATGGTTTATATTTAGACGTACTAAACCGAGCTAAAGAAGGTTCTGAAAGACAGGGTGATGTTTTTGCAGCAGGTACATCATTGTTTGGCCCTATAGCAGGATCTACATATTCATCTATAAAAACAGGAAATCCCGGCGCGTTTGTTCCTATGTTTTTTCCTTTATATGGTGCTTTATCTAAAGAAGATAAAAGAGCAATAAGAAAAGAAGCATTTGAAAAAGGTACGGAATTAAAAGAAGCTTTAATAGAGCCTAAAAGATCTGTTTATAAAACAGGTGGCGAAGTATTAGACGTACCTAATGCTCCTTCTGAGCCTGACCAGCGTATAGACAAAATGACAGGCATGCCTTACAACCAACAAGCTGGTACAGCCTTTACAGATATAGAAGATCGCCAAGATCCTTTACAGCGTATGAATTTTGTAGTAGGTGGACTAGCTAAAATTATATCTAAAAGTTTAAAAGATGTAATTAAAGATTATAGTAAGCGTATGGTTAGAGATGAAGAAGCTGAAGAGGCGGCTGAAGAAATTTTAAGCGTATATAGAAGTAATGCTGATATGCCTTCAGAGTTAGAAGACCCAGAGTTTTCAGACTTTTTAAAACTAGAAACAAAAGCTTTACTTGAAGAAAAACAAGACTTGACTACAGATGAACTAAAAGAAAAGTTTCCAGAGTTTGTAGACGAGCAGGGTAACATTAAAGGCGGGGAAGCCTTTAGTAAAGCTAGAGATTATACAGATGAAGAAATAGAAACTTATAATTTAGCAAGTGAATACGAAGATAAGTTTGGAGATGAAGTTAAAGCAAACATACAGTTTGTATTAGATTCTAAAGGCTTGACTCAAAAAGCACCTTCTTCTGAGCAAAGATTAGTTGATGTATTGCTACAGAAAAAAATAGTAGATAATTATGATGATGATTTTTTTGATGTTGCTGACGAAGGAACAGCTCTTGATTTTGAAGCCAGTACGTTAACTGATGAAGAACAAGAAATTTTAAAATCTTTTAAGCTTCCTGATGTTCCTTTAAGAGCAGACACTGTTGCAGAAGTTGACCGCGACAAAGCCTTAGAAGAATTTTTAAAGGACTCTATAGAAAAAGAACCTGTATATAGAGGAACATCACACGGGTTTGATACCGACTATGAAATTAGTTTTGCTATGCCTAAAGAGTTAGGAACTCATGTGGGAACTAGAGGTCAGGCAACATCTATACTTGCAAGAAATCCTGAAGATCCCATGCCTTTAGGTGTGGTTTCTGAAAAAACTATGGATGAAGCTTTACTAATGTCTGGTATGGAACAACCTAAAGCAATAACTAAAGGGTATATAAATGTTAAAAAACCTTTAGTTATTGAAGATGACTATGGACTTTGGGCAGCAATAGAAGTGTTGAACAATCAAAACGTAGATGATTTTATTTCAGCTATTGTTAAACAAACAGATCAAAAAGGAGTAAACTCAGAGGTTGTTTCAAGTGTTATAAAACGTAAAGTATCTCCTTATATTGATAAGGTTACAGAGTTAGCTCAACAAGGTATGTCTGATAGTTTAAGTTATAATATATATGATGCTAAATTAAATAAGCAACTTCAAAGTGTTTTAAAGGATTTTGGTTTTGATAGTGTTAAATATAAAAATAAATTAGAAACAAGATTAAAAGGAGAAAGTCCTTATTCATATATTCTTTTTGATCCTCAACAATTTAAAAGCACCTTTGCTTCTAAGTTTGATAAAAGAGATCCAAGACAGAATAAATCTAAAGGTGGTTTAAGTTTATTAAATAAGGTAAATTAATGTATAAATATTTTAGCACAGAAGAGCTTCAATGTCAACACTGCGGGGCTAAAGGAATGAATAAATCTTTTATGATTAAAGTAGAAGCACTACGTCATGAATTAAATTTCCCCTTTGTTGTTACTTCTGCTTACCGCTGCAAAGACCACCCCATAGAAGCCCGTAAAAGCTCTCCGGGAGCGCATGAGTCAGGCAGGGCTATAGACATAGGGGTGTCTGGTGAGAAGGCTTACAGGCTCTTACAGGCTGCTCTACGCTTAGGTATGACGGGTATTGGCGTTAATCAAAAAAGTTCAGGACGCTTTATACATTTAGATGATTTAGAGAATGAAGAAGGTCGTCCTCGTCCTAGGGTCTGGAGTTATTAATGGATCCTTTACAGAAGCTAGGTTTTACAGGCGAGAAAGATTCTTTAAGAAGACTAGGTTTTGTTGGAGGAGGTTTAGTTGAAGACCCCCTTCAAAGAATTTTAAAGGCTGCTGAAAAATTAGACAAAGCTTTAGAAGAAGAAAGTAAAGCAAAGCAGTTAAAAGCTTTAAAAGGTGAGCAAGGCCCTGAAGGCCCTGAAGGCCCTAGAGGTTATCAGGGGCCAGCAGGCCCTCAAGGCCGTGACGGAAAGGATGGGCCAAAAGGCGACATAGGCCCTCAAGGCCCTAAAGGATTTGACGGAGTTGCAGGGCCTCAAGGTATACAAGGTGTTGAAGGAGAACAAGGCCCAATAGGCCCGATGCCTAAACATAAAATAAAAGATGAGCGTATAGCTTTTGAAATAGAACCCGGAGTGTGGGGTGAGTGGGTAGCTTTTACTAACATTACCCAATACAACACTAGCGCTCCAGATAATAGAAAACAAAAACTTAACTGGAGTGATTATGCAATAGGTTATTCAGCAGAGCCAACGCTATTACAAACAATAGCAGATGGAGATGTGTATGAATATACTTATACTAACGGAAGTCTTTATAGGCTAGTGCCTTCTGGCTCAGCTATTGATTCTTTCTATAAGAGATTTGAAAATGGGGTTTTAACTGGCCTCGTAGTACAGAAGACTATTAAAATTTAAAGGAGCTATATATGGCATTTGAACCATTAGATTGGGAAATAACGCGTTCTAGCGGAAATATCCGTTACATAGGTGCAGACCATGACGGAACCGTTGGGACTAACGGAAGAACAACCCCTACCTACGCAACGGTAATTGAATTTCACCGGGCCTTACAAGACTTTGCAGATGATGCAAGTTCTGCGGGTGATGATCAGTTAGACATCACAGACGATAACCCGTCTGATCGTTCAACGGATAACATTATTACGCTGTTAGGTTCATATAACATTGATGATGCAGCCTCTGAACATCTATATGACGGTTCTATTATTCAATCATCCGGTGATGTTATCTATGACGGTATCGTAAACTTTGGTAATGCGCCGACCATTCAAGTTGTTCAGAATGGTGCAGTTATTGCTGACGACTGGTGGAATAATGATCCACAAGGTAACAGCTTAGGGCTGAACTCAGATCCTGCTGGCGGTATCTCACATCGGTTTATGGTAAAGGTACGGACTGGCGGTGCTGATACTGACGGACGAAGGCTTCTTGGTTTGTCTCGCGACTACGGGTTTACATACGCAGAGTTTGCGATTTCTGCTACGTCCCGAGGTAACAACGTTCTAGCATTATCAAAGTCAACTGACTTAAACAATGCTACGGCATCTGGAACTGTTGCAGCTTATGACACTTCTGCGCTCACTGAAGGCTATGTAGCTTTAGATGTAGACAACAATGGAGTTGACGAGAATTATTACATTCAGTGGGATCTTGGTACTCGTACAGCAATCAATGATCTTTACGAATATGTTAAGTATGTAACCCGTGATGGCACTGCTGAAACATTATTTGGTTTGAATGGTCTACTGTTCCGTGGTGTTACTCATGAGCTTTCATTAAGCGGTACTAACTCAGGCACGTTTAGCGCCTTTGAGCCTGTCAGTTGGTCTGGTGGTACTGGGCAAATGCTTGCTATTGATAATACTACAGCATCTTCTGCAACCAAAATGTACATTCAGCTTTTAACTGGTTCAGCTCCTGCTGGATCTACGTTAATTACTGGTGGAACATCTAGCGCAACTGCAACGACTTCAGGAACTGCTACAGAACGTACAGTAGAAACTACTTCGGCACCCGGACTTGGTGTATCTACAGGTTCTGCAATTATTGGTGCTTATGGTGTAGGTGTGACTGCTGGCGATTTAGGGCCAAACGACAAAGTATTTGACTTAACCAACACACAGATTACGCCTCCAAATAATGTAACGTTTAGCGTTACAGGGTTGGTTAGTGGTGAAGATAGAGTATTAGTCGGGCCATCTTCTGGCGGTACTACATTGGATACAGCACAGCTCACACTTAATACTAGTTTAACATCAGCGACCACCACCAGTGTTGTTGTTACTACAACGATCCCTTCAGATACTCCGGCTTCTGGTGTTATTAGGGTTCAAGATGATGATGGTTTTTATGTCAGAGTTCCTTACACTAGCTACACTGGCAGTACATTTACAGTAACTTCTACAGACTTTAGCGGTACTAACGCAACGGCTCCTAGAAATGTTTGGATTGCTTACATCGACGAGCTTGCAAGCGCAGCGTCTGCAACATTTACTTCTGTATATAATACCGACAGAAATCTAGTGGTAAAAGTCAGAGACGGTGGCGGTAGTCCAATTAAAGAGTTTATTACTGGTGCAACCTTGGGAACTAATGGGGGTTCAGTAGCAGCAATTAGGACAAGTGACGCTTAATAATGGCTATATCAGTAGCATTCAACGGCAATGGACGACAGTATTCTGCAAATAACGCAACGGATACTGTCACTGTTGTAAAATACAACGGCTCTGGTGGTTCGCCCTCTGCTGCCGCTGCTGATGGTTCTATTGAAGGCTCAACAGCTATAACGGTACAGGTAAACAAGCAGGGCATTGCTCTGTTTGTTGCGGTGCCTACTGCGTTAGATTTTACTTCAACAGAAGCAGGGCAGTTGATTTATGTCTGGGGTAACTTCCTAGCTGCGTCGTTACTGAATACTCAAGCTGCTAATGGCTTTGGAATTTGTTTAAGCTCTGGCACACCTACTGCGTCTAACTATTCTCTTTACTCATTTTATGGATCAGATAACTACTCAGGCGGCTGGGTTCGCATGGTGTTAGATCCTAATGAAACTAGGTCAGGCGGGGCAGGCACATTAAGTCTTTCAAACATTACCCACATTGGGGTGTTTGCAGACGTAGGCGGTACTACTGCACGTTTTGATAACTTAATCCTTGACGCTTGCGATGTGGGTACTGGGATTACAGTAACAGGAACCACTACAGGGGATACTCTGTTTTCCGAAATACTGACTGACGAAGCGACTAATAGATATGGTGTCGTCCGATCTCTGAACGATGACGGAACAGCTATAGAGCTTCTAGGAAAGTTAGTATTAGGAGATACAACTGCAGCCTCTACGTTAACTGATGTAGATTCTAAGATCTTTGCAGGCAATCCAAAGTATTACGACACGGCAGAAACAACATCTATTCCGCTTACATCCTTTGGTGTTGAGCTAGTAGGCGGCGGTAGCGCTAACGAGGTTTCGTTAGGTAAAGCGGTAGGTTCTACTGGTGGAAGAAATGGTATATCTCTAGTGGGTAACGATACCTACAACATAGGTTTTGACTTCTCTGATGGTAACGTTAATACGGGTAACTTCTTAGGCTGTTCGTTTGAAAACTTACGCGGAACATTGAGCTTTGATGCAGCAAGTCATAACTTTAAAGGCAACTCAATCTCAGGTTGTGGCTCTTTTTCGTTTGTCACAGGATCAACAGCGTTTGAGTGTGCCTTTGTGGCCAGTGGTCAGGTTGTTTTAAATGGTAATGCAGCCCTTAATGATTGCGTTATTACTAACAGCACTGCAACATCTGCTGTATCTACTAACGACTTAGATAATATTATTGATTGTACGTTTACGTCTGGTGGGGCTGGTCATGCTATAGACTTAGGTACAATCTCAGCATCAGACACAATGAACTACAACAACAACGACTCAGGTTATGCTGGGACAGATGGTAGTACAGGCAACGAAACAATTTTAGTAAACGTCGCATCAGGACAAACGTTAACTATTAACGTAGGTTCTGGCAAGTCTACGCCAACTATAAAGAATGATGGATCTGGAACTGTTAGCGTTGTGGCAGGACAGGTTACTACTACGATTACAGTAAAAGATGTAAATACTCAGACAGTTATACAAGGTGCTAGAGTCTACATCATAGCTGATAGTGGTGGGCCTCTTGCTCAAGGGACGGTTATCATTAATGCTTTGACGGATTCTAACGGGCAAGTGTCTGACACTAGAAGTCTAGCAAGCAACCAGCCTATTACGGGCTATGCTAGGAAAGCGTCTGCTAGTCCGTTATACAAGAACGCACCTATTACTGGAACAATAAATAACGGATCAGGGTTATCAATAACTAGCTTGATGATTCCTGATGAGTAGCGTACTAGAACGAAACATCAGTACAGTATTTGAGCATTCTAAAAGAAATACTGGTTTAATTAACGATCTTGAAAATAAAGTATCTGCTTTAGAAGCTGAAGTCTTGTGGACTAAAGCTCAGTTAGAAGAGATGCGTAAGATTATACAGACGTTACAAGTTAAATTATTTACGGGAGGCGCTACAAGTGGCAATTAGTATTGACTGGCCTACGGGCGTCATAACAATACCTAAAGCGGATATGACTTTAATTCAGTCTACTCCAACAGAAATACGCCAGCTAAACCTAGATACTTTTAGGCTTGCGTTAAAAGACTTAGAAGACGACCCTGCTGGTATGCCGTGGCCTAAGACGCACAACCACAACACATCTGTTACAGTAGGCGGGGTGACACTCGCTCGCGTAATTGAGATCGTTAACGGCTACACGGTTACATTTGAAAATGGGCAATATGCTGTAAACCTAGTAGGGGCAAACAGTAACGTAGGGGACGTGGTAAATGTTAACCAAGTCTCGGTTAGATCTGCTAACTCAGCAGGGCTACAAGACTTATCAGTTATTCTATCTGCCGCATATAACGGCGAAGTATGTGTTGATGTAAACAATGGGCAGTCTGGAACAGATGTACCAATCGGGACAAGAACTCAGCCCGTCAATAATTTTGATGACGCAAGAACTATCGCCATAAAAGAGGGCGCTAGGACTATTAGGATTCTTAATTCTTGCACTTTAGCTAACACTGATTTCAGCGATGGCTTTGTATTTACATCAGACAATCCGGGGACAACTGTTATAACAGTAAACCCTTCGGCAGATGTACAGTTCTGCGAGTTTAATAATGTGTCGGTTCAGGGTACGGCAGACGGTAATAATATTTATCGCAACTGTGTTATCTTAGATGTAGATTTTACATCAGGATTTATTTTTCAGTGTAGCTTAAACGGCACTATACAAATTAATGGCGGGGAACTTTTAGCCTTGCTGTCGTGTTTCTCTAACAGGCTCGCAGGGACGCAACAACCGATTATTGATTTCAATGGGAATGGCCAGCTAATTCTCCGAGACTACCAAGGGGCCATAGAGCTTAGGAACCATACGGATAACAGCGGTGATGGCGACTTATGTTTAGATTTCTCTAGCGGTGTATGTATTATCCATTCATCTGTAACGGCTGGCTATATTCCGGTCAGGGGTGTTTGTAGAGTTGTTGATAACTCAACAGGCACAGCTAATGTAATTGATGAGACGGTTAATAATCTAGTTAGTACTAACTCAACAGCTCTTGGAGTTATTAATACAGGAGTAAAAAATTCTTCTTTGTTTATACCGCATACTACGGACATTTAAATGGACGCTATAGATTTTTTAAACGCTATATGGCCTATAGCTGTAGGATTTGTTACGCTTGTTATTGTCTTAGCAAAGATGCATGGCGATATAGAAACTCTTAAAGAAAAAATAAAAGTTTTATTTGAGCTATGGAATAATAGAAATGACTAAGAAAAAATCTACTGTTAATAAAGCAGGAAACTATACTAAACCTACCATGCGTAAAAATCTTTTTAATAAGATTAAAGCTGGCTCAAAGGGAGGCAAAGCTGGTCAGTGGTCAGCACGTAAGGCTCAGATGCTGGCTAAAGAATATAAAGCTAAAGGTGGAGGATACAAGTAATGACTCTTAAAAAACCTCAGAAGTCTTTAAAGGCTTGGACAAAACAAGACTGGGGAACTAAGTCTGGTAAGCCCTCTACGCAGGGGCCTAAAGCAACTGGAGAAAGATACTTACCTAAGAAGGCTAGGCAATCTTTAAGTTCTTCTGAGTACGCTAAGACTAGCGCAAAAAAACGTAAGGATACAAAGGCTGGTAAGCAACACAGTAAGCAGCCTAAGAAGATTGCAAAGAAAACCAGCAAGTATAGAAAGGTATGATACGCTTTATTGCTGTAACATTTTTATTATTTGTATTAGCATGGCTAACTAAAAAAGAAGAGGAGTTTTTAAATGACAAAAGGTAGAGACCCAAGATTAGAACGCGCAGGTGTAAGCGGTTTTAATAAACCTAAAAGAACTCCTAAGCATCCTAAAAAATCTCATGTTGTTGTAGCTAAAGAAGGGGATAAGGTTAAGACTATTCGCTTTGGTGAGCAAGGAGCCAGCACAGCAGGTAAGCCTAAGTCGGGCGAGTCTGATAAAATGAAAAAGAAAAGAGCTAGCTTTAAAGCTCGTCATGCTAAGAACATTAAGAAAGGTAAGATGTCTGCGGCTTACTGGGCTGATAAGGTTAAGTGGTAATTACTTAACTGCTCTTACATCTAGTCGTTCTGCTTGAGCAACTTTAATTGATAGCTCTAAAATAAAATCAGCATGTTTCTTTAAAAGCTGTGTCACTATTTCAATGTTTTCTTCAGCTAATTCTATAGAAGCTAACGCTGTAATAATTTCAGAGTTAGTCCTAAACACAGTGGACAGCCTTGTCTCTGGTGTAAAATATATATCATCCATTATAGAACTCTTATTTGATTCTGTAAGTATTCATGTAAATTGTCAAGTTTGTTATGTCCTTCTCTTAGTAAAGTTCTAATATAAGCTTGTGTATATTTATCTTTAAATACATTATTTATTTGATCTTCAGGAAGACCGCTAAGCTCTGTAACGAGTCTTCCTTTTTTATCAATAAGTAATCTAAAGGACAATAGATTACCTTCTTTCATATCTCACACACTCCTGCAACACACGCTAAGGTTTGAGTGCCTTCTGTGTTGTCATCCAGCTCCTCAATGTCCCACTCAAAATCTTTAGGGAGTTCTTTAATTTGTTTCATATAAGTTGCTTTGTCTATTTTCTGATACGGTGCTTGCTTATATACATGCTCTGTTTCTGGTAGGAAACTAATGCCACTGACGCTATCAAAGTTTTCCCAGATCCACTGGCACACAGAGTAGAAGTTATCATCATTATAGTAACAAGTCATAGAAGGCTTATGCTCACACCAACTATCTTGATAAACTTTCCACAGCTTTAACTGTTCCATAGCTCCCATGCTTTCTACTGTTACAGCTTTATTAGGGGCCTTCTGAGGAAAGCTAAACACCCAGTTAGAACTATTCATTACGTCTTCTTCGTGCGGGAAACCTGCTTCAATCATAGCAGTAGCAAGAGGATCTTTTTTGTCTGCTCGTACAGTCCTGATGTAGTACTCACTAAAGCGTGGATGAATACCGCTGGCGCTGTCAGTCAACTGAGACACAGTACCAGAGGGCTTAACACAAGTGATCGCAGCGGCCTGATTAATGCCCAGCTTGTTTGCCCACTCTTTGTTGGTTTCTATTGCAACGTCCCTAAGAGTCTCTAAGAGTCTTCCTAGTGCAGCCTCACCCGTTGAGCCGTTAGTAATCTTACAGTCCATAATGCCTGTCATAGATACGCCAAGCAATGCTTCTTCTTCTGTATTCTTTTTCCATATGTTACGAAGGTAACGGAAGTCAGTCATGGTGGCTTGTAAAGTACCAAGGATTGTAGCTGTCCGTACCTTTTCTTTAAGCGTTTGTAGCGTATCATCTTCTCTTACAACAACCTCAGACAGGTTACAGAACTGGTAAGGTCGTAGGATAATCTCAGAGCAGGGGTTAGTCCCGAACTTGAATGAAGCATCCCTACGCTCGTTACGTGCTGCTACCTTCTGTGCTGCAGTGCGGCTAAAGATACCACGCTCACCGGACTTAGAATCGTACAGCCGCTTCATCTCGGAAGAGTACGTATCAAAGTCAGGCTTCTCGGAGTACACGGCGCTGTTGTTTGCTAAGGCTCGTTGACCATTACTTAAATACCACTCACCATTCTTAGCGTTAGCCATGCGGTTGTCGGTAACATTGCTTAAGCTAATAAGAGCTGACCTACGTACACCCCCTACTACAACAATGTCTGCAATCTTACATACTAAATCATGGCACTCCAGTGACGTTAGCTTACGGCCTGCTGCCAGCTTAAATAAATCAACAGTAAAATTAAATAAGTCTGCTAAAGGCTGAGGCCCACTGGCTCTACCTCCAAATGTCTTTAGCCTAGCGCCTGCTGGTCGCACCCTAGTAAGATCACACTTAGGTATTTTACCAGCGTACAAGAGGCTTATAAGCTCTCTGAAGGCGCTTGCCCACCCCACCTTGCTGTCAGATACAACAACCGTAGAGTCTGTTTCATGGAAGCTGTCAGCAACTTCTGGAAGACTGTTAACGTAATCACGCTCAACACTAAAGCCTACCCCTGTGCCACATAATAATATATACATTAGCTCATCAAAAGAACGGGGGCTATCAATGGGTAGATAAGAACAATTAAAACCCGCTACGTTATCTCGGTGTAAAGCTGCACCTGCTGTCATCATACAGCGCATGCTAGGCATGACTTCTAAGTTGTATATTGCATTAAATAACTCTTCGGCTTCTGAGTCTCCAAGCTGGTTACGATCTACAAAGAAAGAAAGATAACGGTTAACTGTTTCTCCCCACTCTTCTCGGCGCTTATCTTCATCTATGTAACGGGCATATCTACTTTTGTGTATGTATTGTTGATACTGATCCATCTAACAGCTCCTCATCTGCGTCTAGTTTTCTTAATTCTTCTAAGCGAATACTTTTAAAATTCTTATTGTCTTTAGTTACTTTGCCTTTGCGTTTCTTGTTGTACTTATCTCTGCGCTCAGACTTTCTATCGACGTAATTTTTATCCATCATGCTCCAAGATCCTCAACAACTTATCTTCGTACCATGCTGCTTTTCTTAGATCCTCCGTTCCGTTTTTGTACGGATATCGCCAACGATACTTCAGACTGTTTCCTCGTAAATAACCAACAAACTCTTCGTGACTTAACATGGCGCGTATTCCGTCTATACATTCAATGTCTCCGTTGTTGTAATGCTGAGGCTTGTTAACTGTGTCCCATTCTTGAGGGGTTGCATCATCAATACTGATTTTCTTTTTAGTATGTTGTTTCATTCTTGTTCCTCTGGATAGTCAGGATTAATTTCAATGCGGCAAGAAGCATCAATCCAATCTTTAGGGATGCTATAAACACTGTACCACCTAAAGTCATTTCTTTCTGCCCACTCTGCATGTGATCTTTTAGTACCATCTTTACGCCGCTTTGCTCCCGGCATAGGAGCGGCAGGATCAGCAAATAAAAATACAAGCTCTATGTTTTTTGGTAAAGCTTTTTTAATCCACACATATTTATTATGCTCGGCATGATCCCAGAACCTTCCCTTAGCTTCTAAAAAAATAATTTTGTTTTTTATTTTTTTTATAAAGTCTGGATGGTATGTATGCTTAACGATATAGTCAACGGTATCTGTATGTATATCCCAATCTTTTAAGATGCCTGTATGTAGTTCATATTCCCAATTAGAATCATAGCCTTTCACTACTTCTTTTTCTACTGGTCTTTTAACTCTACGTTTGCGCAGCCCTGATTTTATTTTAACAGTCACTCTATATCCTTAAGAGTTAAATGGTCTATAGCATTTAATTTTTTTAGTTTTTGTTTAATACCTTTATAAGAAAAAGGCATAGACCTTGCCGTACCCTTTTGATTATAAACAAGTTTATTATAAGAAGAGTGTTTAACTTTCAAGGCTTCTTCTTCAGACACTAAAGTCTTTAGCCATTCAACAGAAAGTTCTTTAGCTTTTTTATTTATGCGCTTTGCTTTTCTACCATTCATATATTTCATCTACCTTGGGTTCAGATTTAACTGTAGTAAAATATGTTAAACCTTTAGCGTATCTAAATGCTCTTAAACCTTTGCCATTATTAGAATCTTTAAAGCATTCTTTTTTGTGTGGGCAGTACATACAGTTTTTAGCAATCCGCATATTGCCTGCCTTACCTTCTGCTATAGGAGCATAACATAACTCAGGAGGAGTTTCCAAGTCAAGTTTCTTTTTAAGATCTTTAATATGATTTTTAATGTTGGGCTTATCTAATTCATCTGGCTGATGAAAACATAACTCACCTGTCTCTTTATTAATAACAAGAAATCCTGAATCAGTTGTTCCTTCAGCTTCTTCATAAGCCGTGAGCTGGGCAATGTAGCCGAAAGGATCATCCTCTCTAAGGATACCCTGTCTAAATTTACTAAAGGAAAAACCTGACGCAGATTTAACATCAACAACAACATCATCAATCTTACAATCCATGTGTCCTTTGATACCTTCAATCTCAATTTCTTTTTGTTCATCTGTTACTTTGTGGCCTGAAAGCCTGACTAACAAAAGAATAACTTCTTCTAGTAAATGCCCGTATAAAAATTTAATAAACAAAGAAGGTTCAAGTCTTTTGTTTTCAAGCTCTGTTTTTTTATCAAACCAAAGCCGCCTAGCAGGCTTGCCTATGTTAGACATTCTTAAATAAAACTTGTTATCTTTTTGTTGCGGCGTAGCCCAAGATTTAATTACTTCTTTTATAGACTCACCAAATTCATCTATAGTTTTATCTGAAAGGTCTAAAGGCCCGTCATTTAAAACGTCTAATTTTTTATAGATATCTTCTACTATATTCATTTGAGATGCCTTACGAATCTACATTTGCGGGTGTGTGAATTGTAGTGGAGATACTGAACTCCAAGTTGTTTTTGAAGCGGTGTCTTAGATGCAAGCCTACTATCCTTGTAAGACTTAACATCTATAAGAGTAACCTTTCCTTCAGGATCTAAAGCAACAATATCAACAGGGCCTGTGCAACCGCAGTTTTTAAATACATGGTAGCCATTGTCCCATAACCAAGTGATAGCATAATGTTCTGCTAAGTCTCCTATCCTGCTAGGATCATGGTCTGGTTTGTTGTTTGTTATTTTAACTGGCTTCATTTTAAGTTCCTCTTTAATCGGAATAAAAATCTATATAAGTGTAGAGGTATTCGTCCCAAGGGTCTGATTCCTCAACCATTTTACAATGTTCAAAACTTCCTTTACAAATTATATCTGGAATATATACACCATCGCTGGCATACATCTTCCCGTATAAAACATATGTTTCTTCAAATAAATCTGCTTGTTTCATGTTAGTGTGTTTCACTCCAGTTATCTCCTACTTTGTATTCCCCATCAAGGGGACATTTAAGTTTAAGAACCTTACCAGCTTCAATGATTGCCTCAACACCTAGCCTACCTACTTCATCGGCTTGATCTTGTCGGACTTCTATCTGCCATTCATCGTGAACATTAGCAACAAAGTGAGCATCTAAATGTTTGATCTTATCATTTAGTATAACCAATGCTTGCTTCATTACAATAGCACCTGCTCCCTGTAGTAATGTGTTAAGTGCGCTGTGCTCTGACCTTACGTATAGCTTACGTCCGTCTAATGCTTTAAGATATCCTTTTGCTGATGCTCTAGCAACGTTATCTTTAAGAGTTTTGAATGATGGGAGATTACTAATAAATGATTTTCTAAGGTTCCTTCCAACACTCTTACCTCCTCCAGCCACTGTTCCAAGTTTAGCATCTCCTGCTCCGTATAGTAGGGCATAGATGAAAGTCTTAGCCTGATTTCTTGATTCAAGTCCTGCAAGTTTTTGATTAGTGGTGTGTATGTCTCCATTAAGGATTTCATTAGTATAGTCCTCGTCGTTCATGTAATGAGCAAGCATCCGTAATTCTAATCCAGAAGCATCAATGCCTACAAGTTTATATCCTTTAGGCACAGACCAACAAGCTCTGCATTCTTTACCATAACTAGAACTGGTGCTGGGTATTTGTGCCATGTTAGGATTCCGATGCGTCATCCTTCCTGTAATAGTTCCGTTATGATTTACAAAACCGTGTACCCTGCCAGAGCTTTCATTAAGTTCTTTAAACCAAGAATTAATTTGAGCTAATCTTTTTTGTATCATTAAGTATTCAGCTATCACCTCTGCTTCAGGTATGTTTTTAATCTCAGACAAAATCTTTTCGTCAACTTTAGGTTGGCCCGTTGGCGTATACTCTAAAGGTTTCCAACCAAAGTCAATTAAATATTCTCCGATTTGCTGTCGTGAAGAAGGATTAAATTCTTTAATGTAAAATCTTTCTATAAATTTATCTGTTTTAAGTTGCTCATATTCTTCTGTTGTTAGCCTAACATTTTTACCAAAGTTATCTACACCTGTCTTAAGTAGTTTACCTTCTGGGTTATACCTTTTATATATTTGTTTAGTTTCTTTCTTTGGTTTAAAGCACTCAGTAATGTTTTTATATATCTCATCAGTCCTTGAGTTTAGCAAGGCTAACAACTTGCTGGCTTTTTCTATGTCAAAGAGAAACCCATAGTCTCTTTGGCTAGATAATATATTACAAACAGCATGCTCAAGCATTACACTTTCTTTAGAGAAACCTTTAGATTCTTTCTTTAAAGCTTTGTAAACCTGATAGTTAAGATAAACATCTTGCTCACAATATGTAAGCATCTCTTTGCTGTACTCTGAGTATTGATCAAACTCTATTTTAGGAGAGCCTAAAGCATACCCCCATCTTTCAAGGCCGTGATTACCTTCCCTGACTGGATTAAATAATCTAGATAAAACTAAAGTATCTACAATAGTTTTGTCCATAAGATCTACGCCAGTTAGTTTTTTAATAACTGGTATATCAAAGCCAATAATATTATGGCCTATTAACTTGTCAGCAGTTCTTAAAAACTCTAATCCTTTATCCAACTCTGAAGGCCCAAAAGATGCTTGGGCTTCTGTGTCTACATCAATAGCTGATATACACCATATTTTAGTAGCTTTTAAATCATCTGTTTCTATATCAAAAACTAAAGACTTCATAATTCTAACTCGTCTGTTTCTTCTTCTACAAAGACTTCTCTAAGTCTACCAGTATCTCTATCATAAAGCAAGTGACTAGCCATGCCCACATCTCCTGTGTACCTAGACTTAAGAACTCTTAAGTGTGTCGTGTTAGCTTCTTGTATATCCTCTGATTGTTGGTTACGCTCCAGACCAATAACACAGTCTGATATCTGAGCTATACTTGCAGAGCCTCTTAAGTGTGACAAGCCTACAGTGACGCCTTGCTCATGTCCTTTGTTACCTTCTATCCTACGTAAGTGTGAAACTAAAATCATCCCGACATTTGTTTCATTAACTAGTCTACTAAGAGCGCCCATAATATTATCAATGGTAGTTCTTTCGTCACCGAAAGCAGCACTCATAACAAGCATATGTAAATGATCTACTACAATCCACTTACAGTTACAACCTATAATCATGTAACGTATCTTAGATAGTATGTCATCAAAATCAGTAGCGCCATAGTGTGCATGAATCCAAAGACGGTTCTCGTTGTCACCTGTAAATACTTTATGAACAAGATCTGCATATTTTTCTTCGCCGTACTGTTCTCTTATTTGCTCAATGTAAAGTTTTTCATTAGCCTCAATAGACAAGATACCATCGGCAGTACGCTGCCAGTTTTCTTCAAGGGCTATGATACCTACGTTATCTTCTGTCTCGTTGAGTAGCCAATGCTCTAGCTCTCTTGTAATACTAGACTTTCCAAGACCTGTGCCACCAGTTAAAGTAACTAGCTCACCTCTACGCATACCATATAGCTTATCATTAAGACCCGCCCAAGGGTAAGGAACTGATTCAATCTTTTTCCTGACAATTAATTTTTCTAAATTATCTGTAAGGTTAAGGACTCCTGAAGGTGTATAAATACTAGAAGCCCACCAAGAGTCTACAAAATTTTGATGTCTCCCCTGCCGTAGCATATCGTTAGGGTCTTTATATTCTTCAGGCAGTGTACAGATCTTAGCTTTACCCGGAGTCAAAAGCTTAGCAACTTTACGGGCTGCTTCTTTACCTATCTTGTCGTTGTCAAAAACAATAACGACTGTCTCAAACTTTTCTAAATACTCTATGCTTTTCTTAACGTCATTGACAGCACCACCTGCACCATTCTTTACAGAAACTACAGGCCACTTAGAACCGAGCAACTCGTATGCAGCCATCGCATCACACTCACCCTCAGTTATTGTTATGTACTTACCGCCGCTGTTAAATGCCTGCTGTCCGAAAAGACCTGACTCTTTTGCTTGACCTCTCCATGAAAATACTTTGTTAGGTTCTCTAACTTTATAACCAGTTATTTCATTAGCATTATAATAAGGATAAAAATGTTTTACTACATTACCTTGGCTATCAGTAAGGGCTTTAACGCCATACTTCTTAGCAGTATTTACAGAGATGTTCCTATCTCTAAGAGCTATGTACTCTCCTTCACTATTGTTCATTGTATTATTTTTATAAGTTTTAAAGTCGCTCACTGTTTCACCTTTCATAGCTTTATCATAGTCTCTAAAATAAGTTTCACAACTAAAGCATTTAGCTGATCCGTTGTCGTTTATCTGAACGGGATCACTACCACCACACTTAGGGCAAGGCTTTCTAAAGGCAACAAATGTCATATCAACTCCTAATAAAAAGAAAGGGGGCTTTGCGCCCCCAAGTAATTAAGATTCTTCTTCCTCCTCTTCTTCTATTAAAGCATCAGGATCTAAGTTTTCCATCATAAGATCTTTAAAAGAATTGTTAGCTGCTTGAAGAACGTCGATGCGTTTTCTTAAAGTTTGTATTTCAGATTGAACTTCAGCTAAATAATTGAACGCAGTCTTTGCAGTATCATTCAACTTCTCTACATCATACAACCCGTCATCAGTTTTAAAAGTAAACTGTGTCATAGTTCATCTACCTCCTCTTCTTCAATAACATCAAACTCATCTAATCCTCTAGCGCTGTAAGAAACTAAATCTACTACTTGGACAGCTTGTAAATCTAAACCCTTCCAAAGTTTTCCTTGTCTATTAGATTCCCATTCTTTATATTGAACGCGCACTGTAGAACCGTTGCCAATCTGACAATCCATTTCGTGTTTGAAACGATCAATAAGTTTAGGCGCATTTCTAATCATACCATTAGGGCCATGCACCTTTCGTTTAAAGACGATGGTAGGGCCTTCTTCTTTATCCTTAACGGTGTGACCAGCGCTTCTAAATTTATCTGCTGTCTCTTCATCGACTACTAAGTTAATAGTATAGACGGGTTCATAAGTTGTGTTGGGTGAAGTAACACTTGCCCAGTAAGCAACTCCATCAACGATAGGCATAATTTTCTCCTGTTGGTTTATGTCCGAGCATTTTAACAGCTGTGTTTATAGTTGTCAAGCGTATAAACTCTTCCAGTTTTTAGGGCGTTTGCCTTCACGGCCTGCATGACACATTGCCGCAGACCAATAGGTATCTCTAAGCTCATCCTTAAAAACTCTGGTTGATATTTTATTTAGCTTTCCTTTAACACAAGGTTTAACTGTGCATACTTTAGATCCTATTTTTACATTGCAGTACCTCCATCCTTCTAAGTATAAGGGAACAACAAACTCATCACTTCTTTTAGGATTGAGTAAGTTATCTTTAAGTTTTAATATATCTTCTACAAACATTAGTCCTCCACTAAAGTGTCTAAGAAATCAGGGAACAGTTCAATGATATCACTTTCGTTGGCAGATAAGTTACCATCAACACCCATGCTCCAGTCTTTAACAAACTCAAGGAACTGGTCTTTTACTTTGGTGTCCGGCAATGCCGTACCTAGTATCATGACAAACATCCTAGACCAAGCATCGTCAAAAGCAATATGAAAATCTGACATACCTTCTATCCAGCCTTCTTCATTAGCATTCATACATCTTCTCCCGTTAAGTCAGCGGTAAGTATAGCATCATCACCCCAACAATAGATAGTAATCCTCTCACCTTTGTTGTCTTCAATTATAATATCCCAAGTATCTTTTGTTTGGGAGTCACCCGCTAAAGACTTTTTAATTTTAATTGTAGCAGTATCATGCACAAAGACATTTGTTCCTATCGACATAACGCACTCCATGAGTATTTAAGTTGAGGACATCTTTTAAATTCAGCATCAATCATATTAGCTATTTCACGACACTCAAGCTGAGCATCGTCGCTTGATCGTAACTTGACTACCCTTGCAAACGCAACAAGAGAGCCAGTCCAAATCCATTCAGTCATCATAGACTGTGGTAGTAACATCCGAGCCTGCTCTGGGGCTACCCCGCAAGCAATCATGTTGTCATAAACAGCCTCCGTTTGTTGTATTAAATTAAGATACTTTTCTTGAAACCTTTTATGTTCGTTCCCAATAAAAACATCATCGGATGATCCTTGCTTTTTATTATCCGCACGTTTACGCCATAGCTTAGGAATGTGATACTCTGGTAGGAAGTCCACATATCTGCGGCTTACTTCATTCCAGACCATACCTACTTGATGTTTAACTAATTGTCTAGCTACAAACACTGGCGCACTTATCCTAAACTGTGCCTGAACATGGGCGAAGGGTGTCCAATGATCATGCTTTGCTAAGTAAGCTACTAGTTTTTTATCTCTCGGGCCGAACTGTTCTACCTCGTTAGCGAATGAAACCCTTGCACTATTTGCAACAGTCCTGTCGCCGCCCATTAAATCTATCATCTCTACTTTCATGATGCCACCAATACATAAAGAAATAATAAAAATATAACGACAGATGTTTTAATATAAGTTCTTTCGTTCTCACTTAACTCGCCTGCTGTTATGTCTTCCCAAACCCCTTTAATTAAAGAGGTCAATTTGGCTAAGATGTTTCTGCCTTTGTCCCGCAATAAACTCATGTGATTCTCCTTCAGGTAGTATGTATTTTAAAACAGTTTCAAAGCATTCAACTCTCCACTCGTCGTTATAAAAATCTTCTTTATGGTCGGCGTTTTTAGGATCATATCCGCTGAATGTTTCAAGTAATCCCACATAGGATTCTTTAACAAACTCTATACCGATTGCTTCTACTGTGTCCCAGTCTATGTCAATCTTCATACATCTACTCCATTTAATTTTAAAGCTGCAATAACTCTGTTATTAGTCTTGAGTTTTTTCTTTATAAGGGCCACATAATTCTTAGCTGTTCTTTGCGAGCAGTGTATTCTTTCTGCTATCTCAGCATCAGTACATCCTAATTTTAAATAGGATGCTGCTTGCTCTTCTCGTTTGGTTAGCTTCAACATACGTTCACGAACTCCTGTCTTATAGTTAGTTCAACACAAACCTCACCATCAGGGTGATGACGGTACAGTTCAACAAGCTTATCTTTTAATTCTAGTATTTCAGTAATCTGTATGCGCTCGCTTTCTTCATCCTGATAGTCTCTATAAGCAGTAACACAGGCAAGCACATGTTTCTTGTGTCTTTCAACTACATTGTCTACTGTCCTGTGTGACCACCAGTAAGCCTCAAGTACGTAGTCTGCATCGGTATCTATATTCATTACGCTTCCTCCATAAGGTTTTTTTCAAACTCTTTTGCCGAACTTTCTAACTCTTTAAAAATCTTTCTCAACATAGAATATTCTATATTACAATACGTGCAGTCTTCTAATAATTCTATTTGACCTCCTTTTGTTTCATAAATTTCAGAGTACCCTTTAATTAATAAGGCTCCTCCATCTGCATCTGTATAAATACAACCATCGCAATCGTACTCGTTATTAAAAAATTTATATCCGCTCCTTTTAAGATTATTAATCCAGCTCCAAAGCTCATCTTCTGTTTGATTTAAATATCCAGCAGCTTCACTAAGAGTCATTACGCTGCCTCCCGAAAGTTAGAAATAATTGTATCACGAACAGTCTCACTACGCTTATAAGATATAGAAGCAATGTTTACTTGAGAAGATTCCCTTGCTGCTGGAGCATGAGTAGACCAATCAGTAAGTGTATTGTATACAGCCCATTGATTCGTACCCATCTTCTTAGAGTAATGTGTAATATATTTATCCCACATATACATCAGAGCAGTATTACTATATATCTTAGGTTGTAAAAGCATCTCGCTTATAGGGGATGTTGGGTATTCTTTACGCCAAGCAAACACTGCCTTTGCATTAGCTGCTTTAGCAAAAGCAAAGAAAGCATCTATATTATGAACACCAATCTCAGACCAGACAAACCACTTCTCTACTTCGTTTTTAAATATATCTACAGCTTGATACATAATCCTAGCGGCATGATCTACATCTAATTTCTTAGTGTGTCTAGATTTATACATGGTAGCTGCACCATTAGTAAATACTTGGCCGTTCATACAAGCCCACTGATTAGCTCCTGTTGTAGATACAAAAGGAAATGTTCCATCTAAACTACTAACAGTTAAGAACGTTAAGGCTGCTTGATCACCATCTGGAGTTCGTAGTTTTACATCAGGCAAGGTGTGTCTAACAAAACATTTAGCACCGTTATGTGATACTTGTATGTCTTCGCTAAGACCACCTAAATCTAAACCAGATTTATTAATACAATCTCTTTGATTATCTATCATTCTTTTATAAGATAAATCATATAAGTCTGAGTACCGTGAGCCGTGTATACCTAACTCTTCTCCAGTATCTGTTCTATATATTACATGCTTGGATGCTTGTTGAATACCTCTTTCAGTAATATAAGTAAGCGGCGCTTGATCAATATCAAAATCAGCAGGGCCGTAGTCAGAAACTTTAACGCTTTCAAACATATTGATTACATTGTTCATACTATTACTTCCTTTTGTTTTACTTTGATGTTATAACCTAACGCTTTAATATATTTAACTGCTTGTTCAGTCATGGTAGTTGTACCTGCAAGCTTGCATAAAATATCAGATGTTTCGCAAGCAGGATAAATTAACCGTCTACCATAAGACTCTTTAGTCGTCACCCAGATGTGCATTGTCCAACCTCTTTAGTTTATTATTAATAAATCCATAAGTACCGAACATATCGTTTGGTTTTACAGCTCCTCTATAAACATAATAAGTTCCTCCTTGTTTCATATAATGTTTCTCAATAGCTTTGAGATTTTTAAAAGGTATAAAGTGTTTAAACTGTTGTTGTTTTCTACCTTTAAAATGTATTATATCGTGTCCTTGTTGTACCCAATACTTATCCATGAAGATGTTCCTCAAATGCTTCTAGCATTATATTGTTTAATACAGTGTTGATTTTCTCAAAAGGTATTCGCTTACCATTAACATCAACATAAGTAAACTCTATATCTTCAGGGCTAAATAAATACCAACCTTCATATTCAGCGGGGTAATAATTTACAAGACAAGATCCTTTTACTTTTCCCACATTAAAATTTAATACATCACTACAATTCATAACTCTAGCATCCTTCCAAATCCTATATCATGTATAGCGCTTGGTACTTTGCGTTTTACTTTACCATCTTTAACCGTATAGAAAACACCGTACTCAGCAACATGAGGGTTTTTTGTATATATAATAAGCTCGGTATCATCAGAATAAAACTTGCCAAAACCTTTAAGAGTCTTGCTCATTCTATAAATACCAGACCTAGAATTACTTCTGCATGCGTAATACATACTAACTCCTTTTCTTTATAGCCTCAGTGATAACGGATTCACCGTTATTTTTATAGCAGGTCAGACAGTCAATGCAGTTCTGGCCTGTACAATTTTGTATGTCTTGATGCTGATCTTTCTCTACAACATTAAATACTTTATCAAAACCTTCTGGCGGCGTCAACCTCACAACATTAACTGTTGGATTAGAATATATTAATATAAGATTATCAGGTACTTTATAATCTTTTTTATAGTTACGAATAATAACTCTGCGCTTTGTCCACAATGCAAAGTTACAGTGCGGATTCTTTAAAGCGATATTATGAAAATTAATCATGTGTTTAGTATTTATTAACTCGCCGTGGCCGTGAAACCTAAAGAAAGCCGCATTAATTATTGGAATCTCTGAGTCTTCTAATATCACTTGAGATAATAATACTGAGTTTCTTTCAAAGGCTGGCTGGCAGTTTTTTCTGGAGCCGTTGAGCATATTCATTGAGTAACAAGACTTACAAATAGCATCAGATTTATTCATCTTGATACAAAACTCATTGGTCACAGTGTTCGTGTTTATTGCGGGAATCCCTTTAAGTTTACCCGTCATCTTACTGAAATGTATAGACATTATAACACCTCCACATTTAATTCAGTTTCAATCCAAACCTTAGCTCCACAACTTAAAGGTTTATCAGGACGATAAACTAATTTAGCCACAACATTACCTTCTTTATCTTTAATAACAGCTTCATTACACTTTCTATTTTGTTTATAATCTTTAACAGTAATAACTGGTAAATCTTTTGGGAAAGCTCCTTTACTATTAGCTCTAATATTATGTTGATTAACATGTAATATAGTTTTCAACTGTTTCTCCTTTTTAACTCCATAGAACAATAAAGAATCTCATCTTGATATTGTCCTGCCTTTGGATTGTCAGGCATAGCCTCTAAAGCCCTGCTACAATCAAACATAATATATTTTAATGACTCACTTTCTAATTTACTGAATCGCTTCATGGTTTGGCTATGCCACTTACCAGATCCATCGCCATAAGAATAATACATACTCACTCTCCATTATGAATTTTATTCATCTCCAAATACACTATCCCACTCATCTTTAGTAATACCCGATACAATAAACTCCCTTTCATCCGATGTTAAATTAGGCATAGCATCCTGAATTAACATACCACAACGCCAAGCCTCAATTTGCTTAAGGGTTACATCTAGATCTAAAGTATTTTCTTTCTTACTAATCATGGATACTCTGGTAATTTCCATACTAAAAACTCCTTAAACTTTTATCCCAAACTATTGTAAATAACACCATCAGTGGTACTGTGATTGGTAATAAATATATATTAAATACACTCACACAAAGCAGTGAAATTATTAATAATAAATATATTAAAAATATAAATATACTAAACATAAAATCTAAGAACCACATAAATACCCCTAATATTAATTAGATTTAAGTAAGCAGTTTAAACTCATGCTCAGGAGTACTCAGGATATTATTTAGATAATATCTCTAATATTTTATCCATTTTAGATTCTAAAGAATTTACTCGTTGCTCTAAAGTCACGGGAGTTTCTTTAGAAACTTTAGGCTTGTTCTTAGACCCTTTGGGTCTCCCTCGGCCACGCTTAGGCGCTTCAACCTTTGGTTCAGCTTTAGCAGCTGTAGGAATTTTAATAGATATTAAAATATCCGAGGGCACAAGTTTATTAGCGAAAGCTAATTGCACATCCCCATGAGTCATCCTAGACTTGAGTACTTCTCCGAAGTAATGCCCGACAGCCCCTCTCATCCGCTTATACAAAGTATAACGGTCGGCTTGAGAGAGCTGTTGCTTATCTGCGATAAGCTGTGTGTAGTGTGCACACACTGCGTTGAACTGCTTGCTTGATGCGATTCGGTTTTCGTCGATTGCGTACATATACGTCTCCTGAGTGTGAGGCAAAGCAACCCAGCGCTGCTTTGACGTTTTCCACTTTGCCATGCCAGTCGGGCCGCTGTCAAGAACTTTCTGCGCGTGAGTCCTTCGGACGGCGCACGAAGAAAGCTGCGGGTGATGTGTGTACATAGCCTGCATGCGATGGCAAATCTCGGAAGGCCTGTCAAGTCTTTTCTGTCACTACGTAGTAGTGGTGGGTCGCGCCTACACATGCATACACACGCGATGGCAAACTTCGGCGGGATTGTAAAGTGAAAATAATTCATAATCATAGATTATGGGGGTCGCGTATGCACACGTATGTGCGCGATTAGCTCAACTTTGGCGGGGTTGTCAAGTCTTTTTTTAACTACTTTGTAGTTAACTTGAAAAATCTTCATAGTATATTTATACTATGGTGAGAAAATCTCGTAGGTCTTTGAAATTCTTCGGAGAGTTTTAAAGATTCTTTAAAACTTACACACTCGGAAGTCTCTTAAGAGACTATCAAGCACATGAGAATTACAAAGTAATTTTATTTATTATTACTTTAAAGTACTTTAAAGTACTCTGGAGATTTCTAAAGTCTATATAGACTTTAAAGGCTGGGCTTGCTAGAATCTTTAGAGTTCTTTAGAGAACTCTAGAGTCCTTAGAGGGGTGGGCAGGAGGCCAGCACCCCCCACCCCCTATATATACTAAATGTTATACATTTTAGAGAACTTTAGAGTGTCAAGCAGGTACTCAGGGCGGGTATTTAAAGACCCACTAAGGTGTCAAGATGCTATAAGATCTTTATAGGATCCTGACACCATAAGGCGGGTATTTAAAGGTACTATATATCTATATGTAACCGGGGGAACCGATTACGTTAGTATATAGTTAAAATTTGATTTTGTCAAGTAAAAAATAAAAAATAGTACTTGACAACAGCCTATCTAGCCCTATAATGTAAATATGAATAAAGAACTTACAGATAAACAACAGTCTTTCTTAGAACACCTAGTGGAACAAGGGGGTGATCCGAAGAAGGCGGCGGAGTTGGCTGGGTATAATAGTGGTCATTATCAGGTTGTAAAATCTCTTAAAAAAGAAATACTAGACTTAGCTGAAGGAATCCTAGCTCAGTCAGCTCCAAAAGCTGCTTTAAAACTTGTAGAGGTTATGAATTCAGACCAGCCTATTCCACAGGCTAACATGAGACTACAGGCTGCTCAAACTATTTTAGATAGAGTGGGCTTAGGTAAATCTGATCGTATAGATGTTAATCATAAAACAGAAGGAGGTTTATTTATATTACCTTCTAAACAAGAGGTTATTATTGATGGAGAATATGAGGAAGCTTAAAGGCCATGTACCTTTTGGTTATAAAAAAGAAGATAAACAATTAATACCTATACCAGAAGAATTAGAAGCTTTAGAAGATATTAAACAAGCAGTAATAAATAAAAAACTATCCTTACGTGATGGATCTATGTGGTTAGAATATAAAACAGGACGTAAACTATCTTATCAAGGTTTAAAGAATATAATTGATAATGAACGATTGGGACAATAATCCAGATAAATATGTTACCGATAATGCTGGTAATTTTATTTTAAAAAAAGACGGTACTCCAAAACGTAAAGGAGGAAGACCAAAAGGTTCTAAAGGCAGAGGCTATAATTATCATAGCCAGACTAAAGCTAAAATGACTGCTAATAGAACTATAAAAGAAAAACAAAAGAAAATAGCTAAAGTAGAATCTAAATTATATTCTTATAAAGAGTCTCTTAAAAATACTAAAGAGACTATGAAGAAGTTAGAAAATCCTAATGCTCCTAAAATTATAACGCCCGAAGAGTTGTCAAGTACTCCAAAAGCTGTTAAAGAAGAAGCTAAAGATAATGTTATTTTTGCTCCGAACGAAGGGCCTCAGACAGAGTTCCTAGCAGCCGCTGAGACGGACGTATTGTACGGAGGAGCCGCAGGGGGTGGTAAGTCCTACGCTATGCTCGTAGACCCCCTCAGATACGCTCACAGGGCCGCTCACAGGGCGTTAATCATAAGACGCTCTATGCCAGAGCTGCGAGAGCTGATAGATAAGTCAAGGGAGTTATACCCGAAAGCATTTCCGGGTTGTAAATATAGGGAAGTAGAAAAGCTTTGGAACTTCCCAAGCGGAGCTAAGATAGAGTTTGGATTCCTTGAACGAGATGCAGATGTATATCGTTATCAAGGACAAGCATATAGCTGGATAGGTTTTGACGAGATTACCCACCTTCCTACAGAGTTTGCTTGGAATTACTTAGCTTCACGACTAAGAACAACAGATAGCGAGATAACGCCTTACATGCGTTGTACTGCTAACCCCGGTGGCGTTGGCGCACATTGGGTAAAGAAAAGATATATAGAACCTTCAGATCCTGACAAAAGCTTTATAGGTAAAGATGGTTTAACAAGAAAGTTTATACCAGCTCGTTTAGAAGATAATCCATTCTTAGCTACAGATGGACGTTACGAGCAAATGCTTAAAGCTTTGCCCCCAACGCAACGTAAGCAATTACTTGAAGGCAACTGGGACGTAAACGAGGGGGCAGCTTTTACCGAATTTAGCATAGAGGAACATGTTATTCCTCCTTTTGATATACCTATGCACTGGGAAAGAGTTAAGGGTATTGATTATGGTTATGCCAGTGAATCAGCTTGTATATGGGCTGCAGTAGATCCTAGTGACAATACTTTAATTGTTTATAGAGAATTGTACCGTAAAGGCTTGACAGGACAGGATTTAGGCGCTATAATAACAGAGATGGAACTCTCTGACCCTTTTTCAGTCCAAGGAGTTTTAGATACTGCAGCTTGGTCTAGAACAGGTACTACAGGCCCTACAGTCGGAGAAACATTAGTCCGTCAAGGCCACAAGCTACGCAGAGCAGATAAAAATAGAATACAGGGTAAGATTCAGATTCACGAATACTTGAGGCTACAGCCAAGCGGAAGACCACGATTACAGATTTTCAGTAGCTGTCCTAGCCTGATACGCGAGCTTCAAGGCATTCCTTTAGATAAATCAAACCCCGAAGATGTAGATACTCATGCGCCTGATCACGCATATGATGCCTTAAGGTATCTTATTATGTCTAGGCCACGCGTAAACGACCCATTAGCTCAGTTAAGACACTTACGTCTTGAACAAGCTTATACACCTGCAGATGCAGATTTTGGATATTAATATATGGCAGAAGAAAATAGCTTAACTGCTAACGAAATATATTTTGAAGAAGTAGAAGACGAACATGGTTTTCAACTGACTCTAGAAGAGTCGTTGCGTAATAACTTTGTTGGTCTTATTATGGATCGTTATCAATCAGCTGAGAACGCAAGGGACTTAGATGAGCAGCGCTGGTTAGATGCTTATCATAATTATCGTGGTTTATACGGTAAGAATGTACGCTTTAGAGAATCTGAAAAGTCTAGAGTATTTGTTAAAGTAACAAAAACTAAAGTTCTGGCTGCTTTTGGGCAGTTAGTTGAAGTTATTTTTGGTGCTGGTAAATTTCCTATTGGTATTTCAGAAACAAAAGTACCAGAAGGTATTAGCGAGTATGCACACTTAGATACTCAAAACCCTGTACCCGGTATTGAAACTACTCAGGAAAACCCAGAAGAACAAGAAGAAACTAAGGAGAATCCTTTTGACGTTGGTTACGAAGGTGACGGGCGTGTACTTAAGCCGGGAGCGACCTACGGGTCGGGAAGGTTTGAAGAAACCTACATTGAAAAAGAAGCCGAAGATCAGTTAGTAGAAGGCCCTAGTTTTAATTCACAAAACCCACAAGTAAGCCCAGCTAAAGAAGCTGCAAGACGTTTAGAAAAATTAATTCATGATCAGATAGAAGAATCAAATGGCGCAAGTGAAATACGTAACGCTCTTTTTGAAGCTGCTTTATTTGGTACAGGTATTATAAAAGGCCCATTTAATTTTAATAAAACTCTTAATAGATGGGAAGAAGATGAAGAAGGATTTAGAAGATATTCTCCAGTTGATGTGCGCGTTCCTCGTATTGAGTTTGTTAGCTTATGGGACTTCTTTCCTGATCCTAACGCTACAAACATAGATGAAGCAGAGTATATTTTCCACAGGCATAAAATGAACCGTACTAAATTACGGTCTTTAGCAAAAATGCCATACTTTAATAAAGACGCTATCCGAGAGGCTTTATCATTAGGGCCTAATTACGAAGAAAAAGACTACGAACAAGAACTAAAAGATGACAGCCGTTCTGATGAAAGTGGAGCAGGACAGTATGAAGTTCTAGAATATTGGGGAGTTATTGATGCAGAATATGCTCGCCAAGTTGGTATGGAGATACCAGACGAAGTAGATGACCTAGATGAAGTACAAGTTAATGCTTGGATCTGCAATGGTCAGATGTTGAGGGCAGTAGTAAATCCGTTTACGCCTTTCAGGTTGCCTTATCATGCCTTTCCTTATGAGCGTAACCCCTATAGCTTCTTTGGCATTGGGGTTGCTGAGAACATGGATGATTCTCAAAAGATCATGAATGGTCATGCTCGTATGGCAATAGACAACTTAGCGTTATCAGGATCGTTAGTCTTTGATGTAGACGAAACTGCCCTTGTGGGTGGTCAAAGCATGGAAATATATCCGGGTAAAGTCTTCCGAAGACAGGCGGGGATGCCCGGACAAGCTATCAATGGTTTGAAGTTTCCTAATACCTCACAAGAAAACATGATGATGTTTGATAAATTCAGACAGCTTGCAGACGAACAGACAGGTATTCCAAGCTATTCACACGGTCAAACAGGCGTTCAGAGCATGACGCGAACTGCTTCGGGTATGTCCATGCTACTTGGCGCAGCATCCCTTAACATTAAAACTGTAATTAAAAATCTTGATGACTTCTTGCTTAAGCCTCTGGGTGAAGCATACTTCCAATGGAATATGCAATTCCTAGAGTCTAAGTTAGAAGTTAAAGGTGATCTAGAAGTAAAAGCAACTGGTACAAACAGTTTGATGCAAAAAGAAGTACGTAGCCAAAGACTAACTATGTTCTTACAGACTGCTCAAAATCCTGCTATTGCACCGTTTATTAAAATGAATAAGCTAATTAGCGAGCTTGCTTATAGCCTTGATCTTGATCCAGATGAACTGATTAATGATCCTGAAGAAGCAGCACTAATGGCTCAAATTATAGGAATGCAAAATAATGTTGGACAAGCAACTGGCCCGGAAGCTGGCCCCGGTAGTGAACAACCCGGAGGTATGGGAGCCAATCAAGGAGTACCTCCAGCAGGCCAAGAGCTTGGAGCTACGGGTACTGGCGGTGGCAACATCGGAACTGGAGCTGTACCGCAGTCAGGGGAGGCTGAGTTCTCTGGAACGCCTAGAGCAGTTGAAGGATAGCGTTAAAGTAGAGATGGAGCGAAAAGATGCCGGGTAAAAAAAGTATGCTGAAAAGGGAAGAATACGTAGTAGGTGGATTAACCAAAGCGTTTGTACCTGTTGCAAAAAGAGTAGCTAAAATATTTGAAGAAGACGTTACTGAAAAAGAAATAAAAACTAAACTTAATACAATTATTGATAAAATTGAAGCTGCTCCTCTAGGAAGTACAAAAAAAGAAACCTTCCAAAAAATTGCAGATGAAGAAGATGTGGCTTTAAGTCTTGTAAAAGATGCAAATAAAATTAATAGTTATAGGTCTGGAGGAGGCAAGTCTGATTCTTTATTAGGAGAAGTAGCCGCAACTGTAAGAGCTATGACAAAAAAACCTACTTCAGGGCAAGCTGACTCCGAAGCTTTAGGAGGAACAAAAACTACTAGAGAAGCTAGAAGAGGTAAAGGGTTTGCAATTTTAGGTACAGCAGCTTTAACTGTTCCTACTACTGCTCTTTCTACTGCTTGGTTTATGAGTAATGATAAAGAACCTACGCCTAAAGAGGCCTCAGATTTTGAAAAAGCTTTTAGTAAAGCCCATAATGCTGGCAAAGAAACATTTATGTTTAAAGGCAAAAAGTATACTACCGATGTTAGAAAAGGAAAATCAGAAGGCGGCGTTATGAAACAGCTTAAACAAAAAATTATGTCTTTACTTGCTCAAAAAGAAAAAGCGGCTAATGAAGAAGAAAAAGAAAAAATTCAAATGCAATTAGATTCTTTTTCAGAAGAAGATATGCGCGAAGCTTTAAAGGAAAAGGATACTCCTGAAGAAGGTCTTTTTGATAATAACAATAGAATTAGCCAAGAACCTAAAAAAATTAGATTACAAAGAGCAGACGGTGGGTCAATGCTTGTACCGCCTGAGATGCCTGTAGATACTTACACGCCTGAAGAGCAGGCAATGGCTGAAGAAACCCAAGTATCAGACGTTGAGATGGAAGATGATTATATGGGTTATGTACTAGGAGAATCCCTAGACGATAACGAACAAGAATATTTAATGGGAGCTTTGGAATCAGATCCAAGGCTTAGTGAAATTTTTGATAAAGTTGTAATGACTGCATCAGAATTTTCTGGGGCTGGAAAAGTTGAAGGCCCCGGAGACGGTGTATCAGATTCAATCCCTGCACGATTAAGTGACGGAGAATTTGTTATTACCCAAAAAGCCACCGAGCAAATCGGAGCAGAAAACCTTCAAACAATGATGGATAATGCTGAACGAATGGCAGATGGTGGCATAGCAACGCGAAAGGCAACTGGAGGTTTATTAGATTCTAGTAACATGCTAGAGCCTAATACTGGAGTAGACGAGCAAATTAAAAAATCTATGCTTTACTCAAACCAAGTTCCTAGCTTAAGAGGCACTCGCGTTATTTAATAGTACGGCTACCTTGTAGTGACAAGCCCCAAATTTTTAAAAGACGTTTTAAATTGGCTACCTTGCAAGAAACAAGCCCCGTAGAAAAGGAGAGCAGTAATGTCCGAACAACAACTAGAGGAGCAACAACCTAACCCATATAACATGAAAAAGGCTTGGCATACGCCAGATGGCCCTCGTCAGCCTAAAGCTGACACATTGTTTTATGAAGAAGAAGCTCCTGTTCAAAAGGCTACCCGCAGAAAAGAAGCGGCCCCTTCTGACGAAGAAGAAACCACAACTAATTATAAAAAAAGGTATGACGATTTAAAGAAACATTATGATCAGAAACTTTCTGAATTTAAACGTAAAGAGCAAGAACTTTTAGAGCAAGCGCAAGCAGCTCAACCACAGTATCAAGCTCCTAAATCTGAAGAAGACTTAGCACGTTTTAGAGAAGAATATCCTGATTTATATGATACGGTAGAAACTGTAGCACACATGCGAAGCCAACAAGAAGTGGAAGCTTTGCGATCTAAACTTTCTGTTATTGAACAACGGGAAGCAGAGATTGCAGCGCGAGAAGCTGAGGCTGCGTTGAAAGAAAGGCATCCTGACTTTGATGAAATTAGAGGAGACGATGGCTTTCATGAGTGGGCGCAGGAGCAACCGGATCAAATTCAAGATTGGATTTATAACAATCCTGATAATGTTACTTTAGCTGTTAAAGCTTTAGATCTTTATAAATTAGAAACTGGTAAAGGACACTCTGCAAAAACTAAAGGTCGTCCAAGAAAAGAACCACAAGAAGGTTCTGCTGCTGATATTGTATCTACTAAAACAACAAATGTAGATGCTAAACAGGCAAAAATTTGGACAGAAAGCGAAATCGCCAAGATGTCCTTAGATCAATTTGATAAGTACGAAGAAGAAATTCGTGAAGCTCTTATTGAAGGACGTGTTGTGCGAGGCTAAACTTTTCTACTTAGGAGATATTTAAAATGGCACAAAATACATCAGATCAAGGGTTTGAATTTGCAACAACCCCAACTAACTTTGCGGGATCAACTAACTGGCTACCTCAGTTATATTCCAAGCAAGTACTCAACTTTTTCCGTAAAGCTTCTGTAGTAGAAGCAATTACCAATACGGATTATGCAGGTGAAATTTCTGGTTACGGTGATACCGTTAAAATCATTAAAGAACCTGTAATCACTGTTGATCAGTACGAGCGTGGACAAGACGCTGCTAAAACTAACTTAACCGACACTGAAATTACGATGGTCGTAGATATTGCTAACGCTTTTAAATTCATCGTTGATGATATTGAAACGCAAATGTCTCACATTAATTTCCGTGACGTTGCTACTTCATCTGCTGCTTACGCTTTGCGTGATGCTTTTGATGTAGGCGTATTGGCTAAGATGTTTGCTGGCGTATCTGCTTCTGGCCCAGACCATATTATTGGTGCTGACGCTGCTGCTGGTACAGGCGGTGTAGCAGAAACGACTGCTTCTGTTGACCTTCTTGGTTCAGATGGTAGCGGTGTTGACGCAATCGACCTTATGGCACGTATGGCCCGTCTTCTTGACGAGCAAAATATTCCTGAAGAAGGACGTTGGTTCGTAGCTGGCCCTGCTTTCTACGAAGAACTTTCTCAGTCAGGATCTAAGTTGTTGTCTGTAGACTTCAACGCAGGCCAAGGATCAATCCGAAACGGTTTGGTATCTTCTGGCAAGCTGCGTGGGTTCAACATGTACAAGTCTAATAATATCGGTGCTACCTCTACGGCTACTGGTAAAGTTATGGCTGGTCACATGTCTTCTACGGCTACGGCTCAGACAATCACCACTACTGAAGTCATTCGTGACCCCTCAAGTTTTGGTGACATTGTACGTGGTCTTCATGTATACGGCGCTAAAGTGTTGCGACCAGACGCTCTGGTTTCAGCTTTTTACACTGTTGACTAATAAAGCGTGGGGGATGAAATACTCCCCCATTTTTAAGGAGTTTACATGCCACAGATAGGAAATGATAACAAACCTGTTATCCTTAAAAGTGGACAAAGAAATAAAAAAAGAATTTTAGGAATGACTGGAAGTTTTTACGTAGGTGAAAATAAAAAAAACTACGATGAAAACTATAATCGTATTTTTAAAAATAAAAAATTGGGAGATAAAGAATGAAGCAAACTTATTCTAGCTGTGGAGATATGGAAAAAAGAGTAGGTAAAATGTGCGGTGGTGTAATGCATAAAAAAAAGAAAAAACAAAAAGGCTAAAATAAATGGTGGCTAATTATCTAGATATAACAAATGAAGTTCTAAGAGAGATGAACGAAGTTCCTCTAACTTCAGCTAACTTTGCTGATGCTCTAGGCATTCAACAACACGTTAAAGACTGTGTAAATCGTGCATATTTAGATATTGTAAATGAAGAGCCTCAATGGCCTTTTCTTGCTTTAGACCTAAGTGGATCTAGCAATAACATGTACGGAAATACGTACGTGGAAACTGTTGCTGGTACACGCTGGTATACTATGAAACCTGCTTCTTCTAGTTTAGTAGAAGACTATGGTTATGTAGACTGGGATAATTTTTATATTACTACAAAAGATGTAGCAGGTGAAACTACTCCCTACATAATGAAAAATTTAACTTATTCTACAACAGAAGACTGGAAAGATTTTAGACGCATTTCAGAAAATCAAGATGAAGCAGACACGCAAAATTATGGTGTACCTTCTATAGTTATTAAAAGCCCTGATAATCGTAAAATAGGTTTAAGCCCCATACCAGACAAAGTATATCGCGTCTGGTTTTTTGCATATAAACTTCCAACAGAGCTAAGTATTTATTCAGATCAGATTGTTTTTCCTAATATCTACAAACCAGTTTTAATTGCTAGAGCGCGTTATTATGTTTATCAGTTTAAAGAAAATCCTCAGATGTCTTCTTTTTCATTAGAGGATTATAAACGTGGTCTTAAGCTCATGAAATTAAATTTAATGAACCCTACACCGGATTATATTAAAGACGATAGAATGAGATTTGTCTAATGTCACAACCTTTTGGTATATCATGCAGAGGCGGTTTAAATACTAATTTAAATCAGCTAGAAATGTTGGCGCAGCCCGGAGTTGCTAGAGAGTTAGTAAACTTTGAAGTAGACTCTGACGGTGGATACAGACGCATTAACGGCTTTAATGTTTATGGCGGTGAAAGTGCAGTAAGGCCAGAAGCAGGAAATACTATACATGGCGTTTTTCCCTATGCTTTAGGGGTAGTTGTTTGTGTAGGAACAAGTATTTATTATAGTGAAAACGGTATAAACTGGACTCAAATTAATTACGATACAGGACATGTTGGAGTCATTGAATCTAATTTAAGTTTGCAAACAGAGTTAGATAGACCTCAACAAGGACAAGCACAGTTTGTTTTGATGAGAGCGCCTACAGGACACACTGATAGTCAGTATGGGGCGTTAACTATAGCAACAGCTGGTGGAGATAAAGTAGCTCATTTTCATATTGATGGTACAGGAGCAGGACGTTTATTTATATACGAAGAACTTTCTACGCCTGCCGCTGGTCAGTACGTAGAAGAACACGATAAACATTTATGTATTGTAGATCCTGTTAATAGTCCTTCTACAGTTTACTATAGTAAAACAAATGACGATAGAGATTTTACAGGTACAGGTTCTGGTGCGGTTTCTATTTCAGATGAAATTTTAGGTATAAAAAGTTTTAGAGATAATCTTTATATTTTTTGTGAAAACACAATACATAGATTAGAAAATATTAATGACCCAGCAACTCTTAGAGTAGTACAAGTAACAAACAATATAGGATGCTTAAGCGGCTACAGTATTCAAGAAATTGGAGGAGATTTATTATTTTTAGCTCCTGATGGAATAAGAACTATTGCAGGAACAGAACGAATAGGTGACGTAGAGTTAAGTTCTGTAAGTAGACAAATACAAAAAATAACAAAAACTATTGCTTCTTCTTTAAGCTCTTATATTATTTCAAGTATAGTCATTAGAAATAAATCTCAATATAGACTTTTTTATTCTCTTGAAAATGCTGAATCAAGTACTTGTAAAGGGATTATAGGTTCTTTAACTTCTAATGGTTTTGAATGGTCTGAAACTTTAGGAATACAAGCTTTAAGTATCTCTTCTTCTTTTGATAGTAATAAAATAGAAAGATACTTTCATGGCGATAAAGACGGTTATATATACTACCATGACCAAGGAAATTATTTTACTCCTGCAGGTACTCCTGCAAATATTAGAGCCGTTTATTTAACCCCTGATTTTGATTTTGGAGATGTAGGAACACGTAAAACAATTAAAAATATTAGAGTTTCATTAAGTCCTGAAGGAGAAATAAGACCTTCTGTAAGAATAAGATATGATTATGATGATGTAAATATTGCTCAACCTCAAGATTATGTTTTAAACTCTATACCTTTACCAGCTATTTTTGGAACAGCTTTATTTAATTTTGCTGTTTTTGGAGGTACTAATGATCCAATGGTTAGACAGGCTGTAGAAGGAACGGGCAATACTTGTAGCTTTAAAATATTTAGCGATGATCAAAATGCACCTTATGCTATAAATGGATTATACATAGATTATATGCCTACAGGCAGGAGATAAAGTTAATGGCACAAAATTATATACGACAAAGTTCTTTTTCTGATGGCGATACAATTACTGCATCGCTATTTAACAACGAATACAACCAACTTCTAAATGCTTTTAGCTATTCTTCTTCTGATTCAGCTGCTACTGGACATAGACACGATGGCAGCACAGGCGAAGGCGGTAACATTCCTAAAATTGGCGATCTTAATTTTTTAAATAAAATTGAAATAGACAGTAGTAATAACAGATGGGGAGTGTATGTTGAAGTTGCAGGAGTTTCTACAGAACAAATTCGTATTCAAGATGGTAGTATTGTGCCTGTTACTACTAATGATATTGATCTTGGATCAGGAAGTTTACAATTTAAAGATTTGTTTATTGATGGTACAGCAAGCATTGACAGCCTCACTCTCTCAACCGGATCTACTGTCACTGTAATTTTAGATGAAGATAATTTAGTTACAAATAGTGATACAGCTCTTGCTACTCAACAATCTATTAAAGCTTATGTAGATTCTCAAATTACTGCAAATAACGAACTATCAGAAATATTAGTTAACGGTAATACTACTGGCGGCACAGATATAGCGGTTAGTACGGGCGACGACATCACCTTTGCGGACAGCTCCAAGGCCATCTTCGGTGCTGGCTCTGACCTACAGATTTATCATAATGCAACCAACAACATTATTGATAGCTCTGCTGCAACACTAGCAATTCAAGCTCCTCAGTTTGTTGTTCAGGACGACACTGGAACAAAAAACATAATCTGGGTTACGCAACCCGCAGTGTCTGTTTTTGATGTTCGTCTTTCTTATGACGGTTCCACAAAACTAACCACCACCGCCACAGGCATCGACGTAACGGGTACTGTGACTGCTGATGGTTTGACTGTTGATGATGTAGTTTCTATTGATACATCAACTGGTAATGCGTTTAGTTCTACTGGTAATTTGAAAATAGATATTGATTCTGATAACAATCAAACAGACAGAACTTTTCAGATTACAAGTGATGGAAGCTCTAAGACTTTATTTCAAGCTAAAGAAGGAGGAGACATCTCCTTCTACGATGACACGGGGGTTAGTCAATCTTTCTTCTGGGATGCTTCTGCGGAGTCTTTGGGGATTGGTACGAGTTCACCTGTTCGTAATTTACATATCTCAAGCGCTTCAGCTGAGATTATGCTAGAAGATTCTGATGGCGGTTCTGACGATAAACGCGTTACATTGAAAATGAATAACGGTATTTTCTCGTTAAACTCAAGATATGATAACGATACAGAGCGTCTTTCTAATATTTTTGTTGCTGATATGGGTAGCGGCAACGTCGGGATTGGTACGTCGAGTCCAACATCCCTTGGTGGTGGCGCAAAGTTAACTGTTAACCAAGCGGCAGATGGAAACATCGTTTTTGCTAGAGGTGGAAGCACGCGTCAGGTTCAGCTTGGGACAACATCAACCACTGGCTATATAAACGCAGATAATACTTCTGGTGGCCTTACATTTAATGTAAACGCCTCAGAACGCATGCGCATCGATACCAGCGGGAATGTCGGGATTGGTACTAGCAGTCCGTCTAACGACTTGCATGTTGCCTCTGCCGCCGCTGCTATTAGGCTTGAAGACACTGATAACAACACATACGGTCAAATTGTCTATAACACTGCTTCTGGGGGCTTACTTATACGCAGTGATGAAGGCGCCGGTGTAGGAGCCAGCGGCAGTAACATTATTTTTGAAAATGATGGAACCGAAGCCATGCGCATAGATGCAAGCGGCAACGTGGGTATTGGTACTAGCAGTCCCGCATCAGAGCTTCATGTAAAAAGTTCAGGAACTTTATCAGATACGTTAACTATTGAAAACTCAACAGGTAATGGTAGTTGGAGGGTTAGAGAAGGCAGTAGTAGTAACGCTTTATTACAAGGTTATAACGCAAGTAATTCTGAAACCATTAGATTAGACCCAACTTCAGATACGTTTTTTAATGGCAGCAATGTCGGGATTGGTACGAGTGCGCCTGATTCAATACTACATTTGTCAGATACAGGGGAATCTAGGATTACCTTTGAAGGACCAGCTTGGGGAAACTACATAGGTGTGACAGCTTATGACAATGTTGTAATTGCAGCAGATGAAAACCAAGGGTCAGTAAACTCATCTATTCGGTTTAGAGTTGATGCCTCAGAACGCATGCGCATAGATGCAGGCGGCAATCTTTTGGTGGGGACTACTGATGCAACAGCAACTGGCGACAATGGATGGGCATTTTTTCCAGATGGCGGCGCATACAGTCGCAGAAATGGTACTGCGTCGGTCATACATTTTCGTTTTTATAACAATGCAGACGTTACTACTACAGAAGTTGGTAACATCACATCTAGTGGAAGTAGTACAGCCTACAACACCTCATCAGACCAACGCCTCAAAGACAACATCGTAGACGCACCTTCTGCTTCTGACGACATTGACGCTATCCAAGTACGTTCATTTGACTGGAAAGCTGACGGGTCACACCAGAAGTACGGCATGGTTGCACAAGAGCTACAGACTGTTGCACCTGAAGC